GGTACATCTTTACACATTACTCTGCTTGACATTATTGCTCGTCTAGCAAATTCAAATCCTTGATAGGGGTGTGCTATCCATTCTTTTGCAATAGTTGTAGCAGTAGGTAGTTCAGCACTTGTTACTGTGTAGTTTTTTACATCAGGACCCAAGTACTCAATGAAGCGACTAGGATCACTCCACACAACTACAATAGCTTTAGGTTTAATACCCATATCTAATATATCTGTTAACTCAGACCATATGTACATAGGACTGGCACCCTGTACTCCTAAATTCACACAGGGTATATTAAGTTTTAATTCTAATTGGTGCACAACTGTTTGTTCATAGGTTAGTCCTTGGCCGTATACCATACTACATCCTAAAACAACTATAGAATTGTTCCAATCTACATCATCGTAATTTTCTCGTCTACGATGTATGTTTGGATAATTATTTATTCTTGGATATTTTATCATAATGTATTATACAATGTTTCTTTATATTTTGCAATGTATAGGTCTTTTCTTATAGTGATTTGAGTCCAATCAAGTTCCTTGTATTTTGTATTAGAAATATAATCATCACTGTATCCCAAATTCTTTAAAGAAAATCCCAATTGTCCGGGAATATATAACCTGTTACTATTTTGTGCGGCACCATTAAACTCGTTGGCTAATCTGATAGCCATACTATGGTCTAAATTTTCATTAATCCAATTTACAGTGGTTGAATTAACATCGTTATTTATTTCAGTATAACCATAGTCTTTAAAATTTTTACCCAATTCGCTATTGAAAGGTACAGACTCACTTTTTGATAAACGTAATCCGTGAAAGATAAATGTGTGTAATGGTATACTCTCATCCATTAACTGATTGAATGTATGTCTCATAGAGTCAATTGGTTCTTCTGGTAGTCCTAAGATAAAACTACCATGCATCAATACTTTATTATCAAACCTGTTACGTATTTTTGTGATTGTACTAATTTGTTTATCTCTGTCAAATCCTTTACCAATGATAAGACCGGTTCTCTTGTTAAGTGTTTCTATTCCAAAATAGATACCACGTAAGCCAATATCATATAGTTTGTCTATCAAGCTATTATTCTGCGCTATTAAATCTAGTCTAGTGTACGCCCAGAATTTAGGTTGAAATGTTAATCTTTTAATTGCTTGTAGTAGTACATCTAACTTGTATTCATTATCATTGAAGGTATCATCTAGTATGTAGAAATTTTCTACTTTATATTTGTCATAGCTAGATTGTAGTTCTTCATAGAGTATATCTGTATGTCTAATAAAATCTAAATTCTGTTTACCATTCAATGGGTAACTACAAAACTTACATTTAAATATACATCCTCTAGATATTTCTAATGGCAATACACTAGCAGGACCAACATCTAAATCTTGCCATTCAAATCTACTATTAACAAAATCAAAACCTTCATTGGTTCTATTGTCCACAATCGTAACACCGTGTAAATTTTTATAGCTATTGGGTATAGGTGTGTTTAATTTTAAATG